TCCATATGATTGATTTCAGTTGAGGCGGAGTGGATCGCTGGGATCAAACTGCAGCACTGTGTGCCACAAATTTTTGTCCGCAGGTGCCGAAGGCACTGTGTACAGAGTGGTGCGAGGCCAAGATCTGGTTTGCAGCACAGTGAGCACCTGAGCACTGTACACATGTATGCTGTCAGGTTCTGAACTCATCAATTTTTCAATGTTGTGGTGATTCAACACACTGCGATGAGTCTGAATCGCAGTGACTCTGGCATCTTCAGCAAAATTTCTAGCGTGGTGGTCGCCGTGCAACCACGTGGTGTTGGTGTGGATCGTCACGTCCTCAGCTTTGAGTCGGCAGCGTATGTGTTCAAAGCCACACAGTCTCAGACGTTCTGCTGTGTGACGTCCCACACACTGAATGGGCTGACTGAGCAGATCTGTGATGGCATGCTGATAGTGTTGCAGTGCTGCTGTGTGTGTGATCAGCAAGGGTTGAACCACAGCAGGTTCATGTGCCACTGGTTCAGTGGTGATACAAGGCCACCAATGGGCCTGGTCCGGTATGGTGTGATTCACGTTTGACTGTGTGTACACTCTCATCGTAAGATTATTTACACTGACCTTAGCACTATTAAAATATATTATTTGGTTTGTGATGCCGTGCTGGGCGATTAAAAGAATGGTAATCCGCTTTTTTTGGTGGTTTCCAGATTGTCCTTGACGATTTTGCTGATGATTTCACGATCCTCCACAGCAAATGCAAACACATCATCCACTGTGACACTGCCACGCATGTACCAGCACAATCGCATCAATTCCAAGCGAAAGTTTTTGGTTTCATTCTCTAGGATATCCACTTCCTTTAAAATTTCCGGCAGAGATTTGGTTAGGATCTTTATGCGAAAAAATTTGATTGATCAAAAGTCACAGGCACTTCAAACTCTTTGGGAGCTCCTGCCTTGATGTCTTCCTCGGTGCTGAGCACTCTCAGTGGTTTGATGGCGAATCTGTTGCGATTGCTGGTCACATGATCCACTATGCTGGTGTAAAAATTCTTGTCAGCCTTTTCGATGAACTCTGCAATGAACTTGGGATCAGTCACTGTTTGACCATCCACTTCCACACTGCTCACTGTGTTGGCCACCAGTCTGATGGTGATCTCTGTGAGCTTTCTAAAGCTCTGATGAAACATGTTCACTTTGGTCTGTTCATCCAATTTGTCATCATTCACCACATTAAAAATTCTTTGTTCTTCAAATGTTTTGATGGCACCTTCGGTGAATTCTTTGTAGTTGAGCGGTTTCACTGTGATGCGCACTCCATCCACTGTGAGTTGTTCTTCAAACTTGGCCAGCAACAGATCATCCAACACTGTGCGTAGGTCCATGGTGTAATCTTTCTTGATGGTGGTGTTGGGCACAGTGATATTGATGTCCAGCTTTTCACCATAGGTGGCCAATCTGATGGCAATCAGCACAGCATCTATGTCAATGCTGGGCATGAACCAAGCATTCTTGATGTTGGGCACACAGCTTTGTATCACATCCACAGTGGCCTGACCATTCATCAGTGCATCCGGAGTTTTGAAAGTCAACTCATCCTTGGCAGTCATGGCATACACTGCCAATTCACCTGTGACTGGCATGTCCAATGCGCCGGCAGGATAGTATTTGCCACGGCTGGGCAGTCTCAGATAGTTTTTGGGCTGTCTAAAATACTTCTGTAAAGGATTATTAACAGCTGATGGGTTTGTATTTTCTGGCATTATTACCTCCGTATAAATAAGTGTATAATTCGCATGTTTTTATAATATGTGTGTATTTATAATCAGAATTAACTGGGTATTTAATTAATGGCAGATGAAGTAAAAATAAAAGCTCCTGGCTCGGATTTGGACGATGCTGTGCTGCAGAATGCTGCCACTGAAGCCACTCTGAAAAAATTGGTGGATGCATTGGGCGGCAGAGGTTCCGGCACTGGAGCCAAAGTGGCTGACACTGCTAAAAAGTCAGCCAAAGGGTTGGATGATCTGCGCAAACAATCCAAAAATACCGAAAATCAATTTGAAAAATTACAGAACCGAAGCAAGGTGTTGTCGGAAGGCATCAAGGATTTTGGTCATTCACTGATGGTGACTGGTCGCAAATTTGGCGACTTGGTACAGCCGTTGTCTTCAGTGATGACCAAACTCAATCCCAGCATGGCATTGTTCTACGGCACCATATTGGCCTTGGTGAACGAAGTGGATCGTCAAGTGGTGGTGTTCAGAGAACTCAGTCAACAAGGTGCTGATTTTGGTTTAGGCATATTTGGCTCTCGTATGGCAGCTATTGAAGCTGGATTGAGTCTGGATCTTTTCAAAGAACAGGTGTTGGCCAACACTGGCACATTTGGCTTATTGGGTGGCAGTGTGAATCGAGGTGTGAGAGTGTTCACCAACATCAGCAAAAACATTCAAAAAGATTTCCAACCCACATTGAGCAGATTGGGATTCAGCATGCTGGAAACTTCAGATTATATCACAGATTATTTGGAAATACAGACTAATCTGGGCAAAGCTCAACAGATGAGTCAAGAAGATCTCACAGACGGTAGCAAAGATTATCTTCTGCAGTTGGACATGTTGAGCAGAGTCACAGGACAGAGTAGAAAACAACTCAGCGAAGAACTCAAACGTCAAGGACAGGATCTCAAACTGAAATCGTTGATGGCCACCATGGACAAAGACGCCCAAGCCAATCTGCAAGCAATTGTGGCAGGACTGGGAAATGTAGATCCAAATTTAAAAGCGGCCCTTGAAGAAATGATAGTCACCGGAGGAGCTCCCATCAGTGATTTTGGAAGAATGCTGGCCAGCACCTCTCCAGAGTTGGTAAATCTAACAGCAGGAGTGCGCAATGGTTCAGTGAGCTCCGCAGAATTTGCAGCAGGTATGAGAAGAGCTGCTGCTGGAGCAAACGCCAACAGAGAGTCTCTACTTTCAATGGCTAGCAATGCTGCTATCACAGGCAACAACATGTATTTGGCCGGCGCATCATTGGTGAATTTGACAGAATATCAAATGGGTGCAGTAGAAGCCACCAAAGAACAAATGAAAGCACAACAAGATGCCACCAAAGCAGTGACCAACTTTGACAGTCAAATGCAAAAATTTAGAAACTCACTCCTTGTTTTGATATCTCCTTTGTTGGAAGTGGTTGGAGGTGCATTGAGTTGGATGTCTATGACTATCACTGGAGTTACAGATGGTTTCAAGAACCTGATGTCGTTACTACCCGATATTAATGTTGACTTCGGCAAATTTGGACAATATTTAAAAATGGCTGTGGGTGCATTGATGTTGTTAGGCTTAGCCGCCGGCAGTAAAAAGCTGGGTGGTGCTGCCATATCAGGAGTAAAAGGATTCATGAGTAAAGGGAGTTCAAAAAACACAGGAGATACAGGTGGTGGCAAAGTATTGGAAGGCATCAGCAAATCCGGTGGTGGATTAGGATCAGGATTAAAAGGAATGGCAGCAGGATTGACGGCATTTGCCAATCCCACTGTGTTGTTGGGAGCAGCAGGATTGGGTGCTGCTATCACATTGGTAGGAGCAGGATTGGCAGCAGCCACCTGGCTCATAGGCGGCTCTTTGGAAAAATTTGCGGATGGTTTGGGTAAAATTGGAGCCATTGATGGTCAAAATTTAAAAGATGTGGCAGCAGGCTCTATGGCATTGAGTGGTGCCATAGCTTCTTTGGGTGTGAGTGGTGTGGCTTCTGGATTTGCTTCAATATTTGGTGGCGGATCAGAATCATTTGCCAAAAACATCAATGCCACATTGGATTCACTTGACAAAGGTAAAATAGACAGCTATACTGAAGCATTAAACAGTCTGGGAGACTCTTTTGCTAAGGTACAAAACAATATGAGCAGCACAGTGTCAGCCTCAGGAAAAACTTCAGCTGACAAGCTGGAAGAGTTAAATATGACTATGAAGCAAGTTCTTTATGTGCTAGAAGGCAGCAAAAGATATCAAAGAGACACTGCTACAGCAGTTGGAGAAATTACATAATATGAGTTGGAAAAGATATTTTAATCAAGTGAGTGACAACGAGATCTACACTCGCACAGGTCGCATGGCAGGTCCAGCCAAGACCAACTACAGTTCTTATTTGCCAGATGTGTATGTGGGATCACCCAACAGAGTGGAACGCTATGGACAATACAATGTGATGGACATGGATTCCGAAGTGAATGCAGCCTTGGACATCCTGGCTGAATTTTGTTCGCAACTGAACAAACAGAATGACACAAATTTTAAACTGAATTTCAAACAACCTGCCACCAATGCAGAAATCACCATACTGAAACAATATCTACAGCAGTGGTGCAAACTGAACAATTTCAACAAAAGAATTTTTAGAATATTCCGTAATGTGTTCAAGTACGGTGATGCTTTCTTTATCAAAGATCCTGAAACTAAAAAATGGTTCCATGTGGATCCAGCCAAAGTGACCAAGATCATTGTGAATGAATCAGAAGGCAAGAAACCAGAACAGTACATGATACGTGACATAAATTTAAATTTTAAAGATTTGATTGCTACCACTCCATACGAAACCAACAACAGTATCACAGCAGGTGGTTCTGGTTATTTGGCAGGCAGTGTGCGTGGTATGGTGGGCATGAGCCCCGAACAGTCTGGATCAAGATTCACCACCAGTTTGAAAGAAACTGCTGTGAGTGCAGAACATGTGATACATTTGAGTTTGAGTGAAGGACTGGACAATAATTTCCCATTTGGAAATTCTTTATTAGAGTCCATATTTAAAGTGTACAAACAAAAAGAATTATTGGAAGACGCAATTATCATTTACAGGGTGCAAAGAGCTCCAGAACGTCGTGTGTTCTATGTGGACGTGGGCAATATGCCTTCACACTTGGCCATGCAGTTTGTGGAAAGAGTCAAAACAGAAATTCATCAGCGACGTATTCCATCATCTACAGGCGGTGGAACCAATGTGATAGATTCTGCCTACAATCCATTATCCATCAATGAAGACTTTTTCTTCCCTCAGACAGCAGAAGGTCGTGGATCAAAAGTGGAAACACTGCCAGGCGGTACAAACCTTGGTGAAATTGATGATTTAAAATACTTTACCAATAAACTGTTGCGTGGATTGCGTATTCCCAGCTCATACCTACCCACAGGACCAGATGACAGCAATGCACAGTACACAGATGGCAGAGTGGGCACTGCTTACATTCAAGAATTAAGATTCAACAACTATTGTGAAAGATTACAGAACTTGGTCGCAGATGAATTCAACAACGATTTTAAAAAGTATCTTTTGGAAAAAGGAGTCAACGTTGATGTGAGCATGTTTGATATCAAGTTTCAAACTCCACAAAACTTTGCTTCTTACAGACAAGCAGAGTTGGACAACAACAGAATACAGACATTCAGTCAAGTGGCAGCACTGCCTTACATCAGCAACAGATATGCACTGATGAGATTTTTGGGCATGAGTGCAGATGAATTGGCTGAAAACGAAAGATTATGGCGTGAAGAAAATGATGAGAAATTCAAAGTTAAACCCACTGCATCAGCTGCTGAAATGCGCAGCGCAGGCATCAGCTCTGCCAACATACAGCAGGATTTAGCAGCACAAGAACCAGAAACCACTGCCCCAGTGGAACCCACAGATACCACAGGTGGTGCTGGCGCCACTCCAGGCACAACTCCCACCACATAAGCATAAATAATTTCATGCTACTGCGTGAAATTTTCTATTTTGACAAAAATGATGTGAACACTGCGGATCACAAGATGTATGATCCTGAGCATGATCAATCCATTATTGGCACCACAGACACTCGCAAAACCAGATTTACTCTGAAACAAATCAACAGAGCTCGCAAAGCCAGTGAATTTCACAACAACGAACAGCAAAAAGAACTGGAATTTGTGAGAAACATGTACAGTATCGCCAGCACTCAACCCACAGCCTAACCTGAACAGCCAAGCATGGCCAAATTAGACAAATCTTTATACACCAAAGAACAGTGGAAAGCCATCAAACATCAGCGTAACTCTGACAAAGCACAGCACAGACTGGCCAAACAAGGTCATAGCACAACAGTGCAGCCTGTTCCACATCAACACACATCTGTTGCACCCACGCCTCAATCCAGACCACCAGTGGATGGCAACATTGCTTTTGTGTTGGGCAATGGACTGAGTCGCAAAAATATCAACCTAGATTATCTGCGCGAATGGGGCAAAATTTATGGTTGCAATGCACTGTATCGTGAATTTAGACCAGATTTTTTGGTGGCAGTGGATGCCAAGATGATTGTGGAGATTTGTGAAAGCCAATGGCAACTGCAAAATTCTGTGTG